TTAAATATTAAAAAGTTGAGCTAAGCTCAACTTTTTAATATATTTTTATTGACAAAATAAAAAAAGCATATTATAATGTAAATCGCGTTAGCAAATAACATATGGCGAGGTAGCTCAGTTGGCTAGAGCAATCGGTTCATACCCGATAGGTCGTGAGTTCGAATCTCACCCTCGCTACCATACAAGGTGCCGAATCGGCATTTAATGAGAAGTTTACGACAAGTTCATTGTTGTGAACTTCTATTTTTTTAACCCATTTTTTGATAATTTCTTTAGAATGCGTATTCTTTGTCAAGTTCATTATATCACTTTTTAATAAGTTTTTAATATCTTCAACTTTTATTTCGTGCTTATTTATGTTTTTAGAAAATGACAATTTTTCTTGCAATAGTTCTCTTTGCTCTTCAAGTTCTATAAGCTTGTTTGACAATGCTTTTGAAGAAACACCTTCGGCAATAACTGATGTTACATTTTCAATTTTAGCGTCTACATTGCTTATTTCAGATTCTAGCTGTTTAATTATATCTAAACTCTCATCGTACATTTTTTGATATTCTTCTTGTACTTTAGTAACTACATTATCAATATCAGCTGAATTTAATAGTTTGTCTGCTAATAATTTAATTATAAGATTTTCCAATTCAGCTTGTTTTAAAACTGGAGCATCACATTTGTCTAATTTATTTCTACCAGAGCATCTATAATATCCAGTTTCATATCTTTTTCCATTTTTATTTTTTACACTTGTAGAACCTGTATAAGTTTTGCCACATTTTCCACAGACAATAAGTCCACTTAACAAATATAAGTGTTTTGAACTAAATTCACCTGAATTTCTTTTTTTTCTTTTTTGCTGTACCATATTAAAATCCTCCTTTGATATAATTGCCGGAATAGCACCTTCATAGACAAAAGCATCATCTCTAAATATATGACTATTATGTTTATAAGCTTTATTATGAATATATGTACCAGTATATTTTATATTGCCTAAAATATCATAAACGGAATTTTTACCGAATTTTTTATTTTTCCTTGTTTTAAAATTTAAAGAATTTAGATATTCTGAAATATCAATCAAGCTATAACCTTCTAAATACTTTTTAAATATTGTTTTAACAATATTTGCTTCTTTCTCTTCGATTTCGTAATGTTTGTCTATAATTTTATAACCAAGAGGCGGAATACCGCCTTGAAATTCAAATTTCTGCGCTTTAGACTTTTGAGCTCGCTTTATATTAGACGCCAAATTCTGTGAATAATACTCATCTATTCCTGCAAGAAAAGTAGACATCAATTGCCCTTCTGGTGTACTATCGTCAATAGGTTGTGTTATAGAAATTAGCTTTGTTCCATTTTTTTTAAGTTTATTTCTATAGAATAAACTGTCTTGAGTATTTCTTGCAAAACGGTCAGTCTTCCAAACTAAGATACATTCTATATCTTTGTTTTTACAAGCATCCGAAATCATACATTGAAAATTCTCTCTATTGTCTTTAGTTCCAGATTTTGCCTCATCACAATAGAAATTAGTAATTGTTATGCCACTTCTTTGTGCATATTCATTTATTTCCATTTTTTGTTGTTCAATAGATTTTTCATCTTGCATTTCAGATGAATATCTACAATAACCATATCCCAACATAAAAAACATCCTTTCGTATACTAGGGTATAAATTAAATGCTAAATCATAGCATTTCTTCTTCAGTAATAATATATCCGTATTTTTCTAAATAAAATGCAACACATTTGCTTATAAAAGCTTCTGTAACCTCGAAATAATTTGCCAAGCTATAAACTGTTGTCAAACCATTTTTAATTGCTCTATGCAAATCCTCGTAAGGGACAAGAACATTGTATGCCCACTTCTTAGCTTTTCGTTCCTGCTTTGATATAATCTGCAAATCTTGACAGTATAGAGAATAAGTAGCTTCATAATAATAATGTCCAAGTTCTTCAGCTAATACACACTTCTCTTCTACATACGTACCGATGTTATTATAGTTAAGAGCGATAGCATTTATTTTATCTATATTGATATAAGCACCGTCAGCATCTTCAATATGCCAGTTATATACTTTTATTTTTTCTTTTTCAGTTAAATTATATAAATTATTTAAATTCATAATTACCTCTATAAGAATAATTTTAATAAAATTGAATAAAATACTAGTGTCAAATTTGACAAACTACAATTCTATATGTTATAATAATAACACTAGAATTATTAACAGACATGGAACCTGTAAACGACCCTATGGGTTGTAGGTTCCATTCTTTTTTTATTTTAAAAGACTATCACAGCACTTTAATCCTATCATCTTTCCGTCTCTTTGATATACCTTATTAGCGTATAATGAAGTATATTCTTTTAATTCGCTTTGTTTTTCTTTATTATCTTTATTCTCAAAAAAATTCCATACTGAACCTGCAATAAAATCCGCTAACTGACAGCCAGAAGTAAATTGAGAATAGACAATATTTATAGTAGGGCTAAAGATAGTATTATTAAATGCTTTAAATAATTTTTTATTAGATAATGCCTGTTTATATGACTTATATATTAGCTTATCCTTTTCAGAACCACCATCTTTTTTATCTATAAATACAATAACATCTTCTTGAATAGTTTTATAATACATATAATCATCAACACTCTTTAATAAGTGTTCGAAAGATAGCCTGTAAATATCATTTTTAGAATTTACTAAGTTACTTTTGAAATTTAAATATTTATCTTGATAAGCAACGAAAACAGTACAATCAGAAGAGTTTATTAGGCTTGCAATACTTTTCTTATAACAGGGAATGTCTGATTTTTCTTTATGACAATTTGTTATACATTGCATAGATTGAGACTTAACGCTGTGTTTTAGTTCTTTTAGATTATCTCCTAAACAGAAAGTTCTTATGTACTCAATTTGTGGCTCTATTCTATTTAACTCATGTGCTTTTAATAATATAGAACCTAAAACAAAATATCTAGAATTTGTACCCCCATTTTTCATACATATTTCATCTTTTTTTAAATCACAAGAGCCGGAGTCATCAATATAAAGTAAATACATTAAAATGGTAGATTATCTGTATTATCTAAAAACTTTGGGGCACTATTATCGAATAATCCATAATTTCTAAATATAGAAGGTGCGCCACAATATTTACAAAATTGTGCATCTTCCTTTAAATTTTTACCACAATTATAATCAGAACAACGATTTACAATAGGAGCGCCACATTTAGAACAAAATAGTTCTTCTTCGTCATCAGGATCAGTCGTTGCTCCACATTTTAAACAATTCTTTGCTTTAAATTCAGTTATTGTACTCATTATTTTTCCTCCTTCTTATTATCTTTTAATATAACTTCTAACAATCCTTTTATCTGCTCTCTTTGTACGTCTGTTGGAGGAACATACTTGTCCATACTAAAGCCCACTTTCGCAAGTCCAAGTGGGTCAGATTGCTGTGGATTTCGTATGTCGGATTTACCGGCTATATATTCAATACAGCAACCAAATAACTCTGATAAAATTATATAACCATCTAAATCTAATTCATTTGTTCCATTTTCATATAAACTTATTTGTTGTTGTGTCTTATTTAATTTTTTTCCCAATTCAGTTTGAGAAATTTTAAATTCTTCTCTTAATTGTTTAATCCTATTCATATCAACACCTCTAACAATATTATACAAGCTAAATTTGTATGAGTAAATAAAAAACAAGAAAAAATTGTAAAAAGCTATTGACAACAAGTTTTGCTTGTGATAATATAATCGCAACAACAAGAAAAACTTGTAAAAAGAGGTGAATAGTATGAAAAACAATAAATGTAAAGAATTAAGAGGAAATAGACCACAAGTAGTCATAGCAAGGTTTTTAGGGATTACACAACAGCAATATTCGAACATTGAAAACTCTAACAAACCACCAAAGATAGGGATTTGCATAAAGTTGTCACAATTTTACAACAAACCTATAAATTATATATTTCCACAAATTTTTTTAGATGAAAATACAAGTAATACTTGTGAAATGAAATAAGAAGAAGTTTGAGTAAAGGAGGCAAAGTAATGCCGGAAGAATTTATAGAAGATATGGCTAAATGGATTGCAATGACAATACATGATAACAAACAAAAGAAAGGAGGAAAAACGAATGAAAAAGAAAGTAAATAAAAAAACACAGCAAAGAAGAAAACAAGAAATAAAAGAATATGTATACAGCGGTTTATTCGGAATATTCTTTGCAATTTTCATAATAATTGGATTTTAGGAGGATTAAATGGAATACGAAATAAAAAAGAACGAAAAAAGTTTCGATAAAAAGAAAGGAGATGAAGAATATGGCATTGTTTTTAGCATTAGTAGCACTAATTGTTTTATTAGGTTTTATTTACTATAAAGAAACATTACAAACAGAAATAGACGAGTCAAACTCAAGAAATGTTGAATTAGCAAGACAAGTTAGAGATTTAAGTTTTGAAAACAAACAATTGAAAGATCTAAGAAAACAAGAAGTACATAATAACACAATTTTAGTTAAAGAAAATATGAAGCTACAAGATTTATTAAAAGATGTAGCAGATAGAACTATTGCTTGTCCATTAGATAGCGAGAAAATAGTTCTAAACAAAATAAAAGAGCTAGTTCGCGACTACCAATCTCAAAACTAGCTAGATTTCAATAATAAATATATATGAACTCTATGCTTATTGTAACATAGATAGAAAGGAAAGTCAATGGAACTACAAGACAGATACGATGAACTAGACAATTTAATAAGCTCACTTAATTCGTTAATTAACGAATTAACAGATAAGAATTATATTGAACAGCTAGAACTTATTAAATATGAAGCACAAAACGAATTTGAAGACGTGTCAGAACAATTACAAAAACAAAGAGAACAAGAAGAAAGGCAAGAAGAAAAAGAATACTGGGAGGCAGTAGTTTGATGAAAATACACGAGTTAAGTAATGAAGAATTATTAAAAAATTACGCGTGTTTATTAAAACAAATAGACATAAATTATCAAACAAAGAAAGAATTTGAAGAAGAATTAAAATCAAGATTTAATGAAGGAAAGTTAAATTAAATGAATTATTTAGATTTACTAGAAATGGAGGAGTCAATATATGGAGAATATGTTTAGAGATTTAAAAGCAAACGAAATTGACTGTAGAATTTCACAAATTAACGAAAAAGGATTAACATTGTTGCTTTATAAGGATGCTAGAGTTGATATGGATATTTTAGATGAAACAGTTGGAGCAAAAAATTGGCAAAGGATTCATACAAGAGATAATGCAAATTGTATTATTGAGATATGGGACGAAGATAAAAAGCAATGGATTAGTAAAGAAGATACAGGAACAGAAAGTTTTACCGAAAAAGAAAAAGGGCTAGCAAGTGATAGCTTCAAGAGAGCAGGCTTTAACTGGGGAATAGGACGAGAGTTATATACAGCACCATTTATATATATACCGGTTATAGATGCACATAACGAAACAAATTTTGTTCTAGAAGATAAAAATGGTAAAAAAACAACTAAAACAAAGTTTTATGTAGAAGCAATTGAAATAACGAATAAAGAAATAACAGGTTTAGCAATTAAAAATAGTAAAGGTAAACGAGTATTTGTTTACAAGAAAGGATAATTTTATGAATAAAGTAATTTTAATGGGAAGATTAACAAAAGATCCAGAAGCAAGATACACTCAAACAAATAATGTGCAAGTAACAAGTTTTACATTAGCAGTAAATAGAAGATTCACAAAAGATGGAGAACAACAAGCAGATTTTATAAACATAGTTTCTTGGAATAAAACAGCAGAGTTTGTAAGTAAGTATTTTAGAAAAGGTCAACAAGTAGGAGTGATAGGAAGAATACAAACAAGAAATTACGATGACGACAAAGGTGTAAAACACTATATTACAGAAGTAATTGCAGAAGAAGTATACTTTGCAGACAGCAAAAAAGAAGGACAAGCAGATACAATATTAGACACTACTAATGATTTTGAAATATCTAGCTCAGACGATTTGCCATTTTAATTAAGAGGTAACTATGTTAGGTACAGCAGAAACGTTGCTTAAATGGTTATTCAATCAAGACAGAACAAAACTATTTGAAATAAAAGAACATAAAGAAAAGAGAACATTAACACAAAACGCTTATTACTGGGTGTTAGTAAATGAGTTAGCAAACAAACTGAAATTATCTAAAGAAGAAACACATTTTAGATTGCTTAAAGATTATTCACAAGTAGCATTAATAACTATAAAAAGCGACATAGATATAAAAGGTTATATAAGATACTTTGAATTTGATAGAGAAACCAGTATAAACGGAGTAAAGTTTAAAGTATATAAAGTATACAAGGGAAGCTCAGAAATGGATAAGAACGAATTTAATGTGCTTTTAGAAGGTACTATACAAGAAGCAGAGCAACAAGGAATACCAACACTAACGCCAAATGAAATAGCAAAGTTGAGGTGGATAGAGAATGAAAGAGTTTAGCATAATGCCACAAAATCCGTATTACGAAACAGAACGATTTCCACGGAAGTGAAAGACATGAAATATTTGAAGGTAGAACAGGCAACAGAAATAAGTCAATAGAAGATGGATTAGTAATATTCATTATGCCGTATCAACACAGGACTGGTAATGCCTCAATCCACTTAAATCCTAAACAATGGGAGTGGTTGAAAGTAGTTGCTCAAAAGACTTGGCAAGACTATTACAATAAAACAGAAGAAGAATTTAGATTAAGATATGGTAAAAATTATTTATAGGAGGATTTAAAATGAAATTTAAAATTGGAGATAAGGTAAAGGTAGTTAAATGTGAAATTTTAGGAGAATGTTGCGAAAATATTAACAAAATTTCTACAATAACACAAGTGGAAAAGGATGTGCCTTATCCATATATGTTAAAAGATTTAGATGAAGTTTTTAGAGAAGATGAACTAGAACTAGTACAAGAAAAACAATTTACAAAAGCTGATTTAAAAGACGGAGATAAATGTACATTAAAAAATGGACAAGTTATATTTGTTGACAAGACTTCAAATTATGGTTTTAGCAACATTAATGAACAATTAAAATATTTTAATGATGATGTAAGTATCGTCAAGGTAGAAAGACCAGTAAAATATGAAACAATGTTTGAAAGAAAAGAAGAGATATTAGACGAGGTAGAGAAGAAGTATTTAGCAGATGTTGTTAGACCTTTTAGGAGTAAAGTTAGATCTGTTTATAAGATGGCTCCTATTTGTAGCAATAAAGAATTTATAAATATACAACTGAGAGATGAGAATTTTACTTTACCATACTTTAAAAAAGGAACAATGTACAAAGAAATGCAAACAGGTAAACGATACACATTAGAAAAATTAGGAATATAACAACAAGGGCTAGACAACAAAAACTAGCCCTTTATTTTACGAAAGGAGAAAACAATGAAAGACCCAGCATTTCTATTTTATAGTAGCGATTTTCTTTCTGGAACGATGTTAATGACAGATGAAGAAATAGGGCAATATATAAAATTAATATGTTTACAACATCAAAAAGGTCATTTGAAAGAGAAAGATATATTAAACATATGTAAAACACATAATGAAGAAATTTTCTCCAAATTTAAAATTGATGAAGAAGGCAATTACTATAATGAAAGACTAGAAACAGAAATTAATAAACGCAAAGCATATTCAGAAAGTAGAAGAAATAACAGAAAGAAAAAAGAAGAGAAAACAACATATGAAGAAGATATGAAAAACATATGTAATTCATATGAAGAACATATGGAAAATGAAAATATAAATATAAATAAAAATATAATTAAAAATAAAGATAGAGATAAAGGGGTTATAGGGGAAGAAGAGGAAGAGACAAAAATCTTAGACATGTGGGAGACACAATTTAATGACTTTTATAGCCTATATCCTAAAAAGGTAAAAAAGCAAGATGTGAAGAAATGGTTTCAAAAAAATAAACCATCGAATGAATTGTTTAGTTCTATGTTATATAGTTTGGAACAATTTAGGGCCAGTAAAGAATGGCAAAAAGATGGTGGACAATTTATTCCATATCCTTCTACCTGGTTAAATCAAAAAAGGTGGGAAGACGAAGGTATAGAACAAATGAGACCAATGTCAGCACTACAGAGAGCTTTCGAAGAAGGGAGATAAAATGACAAGACAAGAAACAGTAGTAATATTAACTCTGCTTGCTGGAAACTATGAGAGTTTTGCTAAAAGAACCGAAACAGATGAACAAGTAAAAATAATGGTAGATACATGGCAAGAGTGTTTAGGGGATTTAGATTATAACTTAGTTTTACAAGCAGTAAAGAAAACGATAATTGAAAGCCCATATCCTCCTACAATTCATGAAATTAGGAAAAATGCAGTAGAAATGATAAATCCAAGCACATCAAGAACAGCTATTGAAGCATGGAACGAAGCATATAAAATGATTTGTTCTGGCTCATATATGACACAAGAGCAGTTTGATATGGCAAGTCCAGAGGTCAAAAGATTTTTCGGAGATGTTAGGCAAGTAAAAGAACTAGCGCAAACAGATATAGCAACAGTAAATAGTGTAACAAAGGGGCAATTCTTAAAACAATATGAGGTTATAGTAAATAGAGAAAAAGAGCAAAAACTATTACCACAACAAATGCAAAATTTTATAGAACAAATTGCGGATAAAATAAGTGTAAAACAGATAGGAGTGTGATTAACAAATGATTACAGCAGAAACAAGACAAATGAGTTTTAATGACATACAAAATAAAGCAAAAATAAGATATATACAAATTTTAAATAGATTGGAGAAACCTAAAACAGCAAAGGAATTAGCAGTAGAACTATTTGATTTAGGTTTTACAAATACAACAGAGAGGAATTATACAGCACCAAGATTAACAGAATTAGAGAAAATGGGATATGTAAAAACAATAGGTAAAAAGAAATGCGATTATACAGGTAAGACAGTAGCAGTATATGAGAGAACACAGTCAGGATTTGAGGCATTGAATTACGAACATATTCCAAGAATAGATTAGGAGGTAGTTGTGATAATAGTAAGTCAAGATAGAGAAGATATTATAAATTTTGATAATGTGAAAATGATAAACAGGGAAGAAAATAGAATTTCAGTTGATGCTAATTTTGGTAGAGGCGATTTCTATTGTATAGCAGAGTATGATACAGAAGAAAGAGCAGAAGAAGTATTGAGAGATATTGCACATTGGTATGAGATAGATGCTAAAGTGTATAGAATGCCAGAAGAATAAATAAAGAAAATTTAGGAGGTTGAAATGGATGATAGACAAATAATTGATTTATGGAAAAGAGGGTTAACAGTACAACAGGTCTCTAAGCAATACATAAAAACTAAAAAGAACGAAGGGACAAAGATTACTATTTTAGAGGCACAAAAATATGTTGAACCAATAATTTTTAAATATCAGACGAGTTTGATGAAAGGATAGAACGGAGGCAAAAGATGAACAAGTACAAAAATAGAAAGATAGTAGTAGACAATATAAAGTTTGATAGTAATCTAGAAGCAACAAGATATAAAGAATTAAAGCTGTTATTGAGAGCTGGAGAAATAAGCAACTTAGAATTACAACCACGATTTCTGTTACAAGATAGTTTTAAGAAAAACGGAAGAACATTTAGAAAAATAGAATATGTTGCGGATTTTAAGTACATAGAAAATGGTAAAACAATAGTTGAAGATGTAAAAGGAATACAAACAGATGTGTTTAAATTAAAATATAAAATATTTGAAAAAGTTTATCCAGATTTAACATTAAAAATAATTAAGTAAAGAGTTAGGAGAAATTAAAATGAATTTTGAAGATATAAAGAATATGAGCAAAAAGGAGTTTGAGCAATTTATGTTTAATGTACAAAGTTCAAATAAGAAATTTTGTGTAAGGTGTGGAAACTTTACTTTAAACAGAATAACTATATCGGTTGCAAAAGATGGTAAATCGCCAAGAAAACTTTGCAATATGTGTAAGGATTGTTATGCAGATATGCTTGACTATTTAGGAATAAACGATATTGAAGAATAGGAGGTTTATATGGAAGATAAAATTGAAGTTGGAGAGTATGTGAGAATTAACAATGATTTTAGGTTAATAGCTTTAGGAATAGGAAAAGTAATAGGAATAAATGAAGATAGTATACATGTAAAAATGAATTTTGAATTACCTTTTTCATTTAAAAAGGAAAATATAGCAAACCATAGCAAACACTTAATAGACTTAATACAAGTTGGGGACTATGTAAATGGAGAATTAATAACAGATAAATGGGATACAAGAATATCAAGTATTAGAAGTAATTTTAGTGAAGAAGACATAAAAACAATACTAACACATGAACAGTTTGAGACTAATTGTTATGAAATAAAGGAGGAAGAATGATGGATAATGAAAAATTTGGAATATGGGGAAGAACTAATCTAGGCGAAATTTTTAGATTTGCTTGGATAGAAGATAGTTCTGGTGTTGTTTATGATAGAAAAATTATGCTATTTGATAATAACAACCTTCCGTCAGTATGTTATCTTAGACCTAAAGAACATATAATAAAACACAGTAAAAAACTAATAGACTTAATAGAAGATAAAGATATAGTTGAAATAGAATTATCAGGAGAATTTGTAGAAAAAAAAGATAAAAAGAAACTTATACAAATAGGAGATATTTACACAAAAGAAACATTACAAAAAGATATTGATAATGGAATTATAACAAGAATTTTAACAATATTATCTTATAATCAATATATAGCTAATTGCTATAAAGTAGGAGGAGAAGATGAATAAAGGAACAACTAGGCATCCAAAATATTTTTGTGATAAATGTGGAGTAGAAATAAGATATACATACAAAAAAGGATTTGTAGGACTATATACATATGCAAGTAGAGAAAAAAACTCAATATTTAAAAAGAAATTTGACTTATGTACTAATTGCGAAAAGAAACTTAGAATCTGGTTAAAAGAAAAAGAAATACCAACAATAGAGGAGATATTAAGTAAGTTTCCTGTATATGTGGAAGTAGGAGGAGAAGATGAGCGTTAAAGGAAAAGTAAAAAGATTAATTAAAGAACTTATAAAATTAAGAGATGATTTAGAAACAGAAAGATTCTCAAATAGAAGATTAAGACAAAAATTAGATAAACAAACCGAAATTAGTGTTTATACTAGGCAATTAGAAAATATAGTAAAGTTTGCAATAACCAATCATATAGGAAATTTAAGAGGTGGAATGCAAATAGAAAGATACGGAATAGATAAAATGCAAGATTTAAGACTAAGTATAGATTATCAACCAGAATTTAACAGTTACATAATTAAAGTTAATTATTAGGAGGAGAATGAAAATGGCAATAAAAAATTACACAACAACAATAAACGTAAACAAGACAATAGGCGAAATACAAGAGCTTTTAAGTAAACACGGAGCTACAGCGATTATGACAGAATACAATAATGGGAATGTGACAGGATTAAGTTTTAAAATTATGACTCCTAGAGGAGAACTAGGCATAAGACTACCTTCAAATACAGACAGAGTATTACAAGTTTTAAAGAATCAAAGAAAAAACAACAATCAAGTCAAAGATACTTTTGAACAAGCGAATAAAGTAGCGTGGCGAATTATAAAAGACTGGGTCGATGCTCAAATGGCAATATTAGAAACTGAAATGGTAGAGATGGAACAAATATTTTTACCATACGTTCTAAACAACAAAGGGAAAACACTTTATCAAGAATTTAAAGAAAATCAATTGATGTTAGGAGGAGAATAGATATGAAAAATTTTTTAAAAATATGTACATTAATAGTAATATTCTTAGGAGCATTATTACGGAATATTTAGGGGATATTTAAATAATCAAGAAATAGAAATAACAATAGCTGATAAATATATAAAAAGAAGTGGAGATAGCGATATTTATTTAATAATAGATACAAATAAAAATGCATATAAGATAACAGATTTATTTTTTAAATTTAAATTTAATTCAACAGATATATATAATAACTTAGAAAAAGGGAAAACATATAAGGTTAAAGTAAGTGGATTTCGAATAAAACTTTTATCTGAATATCCAAATATAAATGAAATATTAGGAGGAGAATAGATATGTATAAATTAAAAGAAGGTATAAGATTAAGACAATTACAAGATTTTGGTTATAAATATGTAGGTAATTACAATAGAGGCGACCAATGGTTAAAAGAAATAGATATAATTGTAGATGGTAAAAACTTAGGTGGAATCTTGATACAAGAATGGGGAGAAATAAGCTTTAGATTTCCATTTATTAAAAATATAAAATATCCTGATATAGAACCTTATATACAAGATTTAATCAAAGCAAATTTGGTGGTAAAGGAGTAAATAAGATATGCCATTTAGTGCAACAAAATTCATAGAAAAACAAATTACTAACACAAGAGGATTATGCAAAAGTTGTAAATTTTATAAAACAGCAAAAATAGTAAATGAAGTAGAAATTTGTACATTAAGTGACAAATTTTTAATTCCAGAATATGAGCCTAATTATACTTGTAGAAATTTTGAGAGGAGTGATACATAGTGAAAGAAAAATTTGATATGATTTTCTACCCTAGTACAATAGAACAATTAAATTTAATCCTAAATGAATTGGCTGAAAATTCAGATTATATAGCAAAGATGGGAAAAATAGAAATTGGATTAGCACATAAAACAGAAAATAGTCAAACGTTTTATATACATAGAGATATTAATTAGGAGGTGTTTTAATGAAAGAAAATAGTATAGAACCTCAATTTACAGAAGAACAAATTGAATACGTAAAAAAAATTCTTAAAGAAGAAGTATCGAAATTAATAGTGGATATGCAAAATAATTACATACCAAAAATATTAGTTGAACGAATGCTAAAAGTTGCAAAAGAGCAAAAATTAAAATGTAATACAATGGTTAACGGACCATTTATAGATGGAGCTATTTTTGCTTTTGAAAAAATACTAGAGGAGATTGATGAATGATTAAAAATAGTATAGAAGAAGATATAAAAATATTAGAAAGTATAATAAAAATAAATAATGATTATTTAAAGGGTGTAGAAAATCAAACAATAAATCAAAAAGAAATAAAAGCACTAGAACATATTTTATTGGATTGTAAAAGAGTTTTAAAAGAGAATGAAATATTAAAGAAAGAAAAAGAGCAAGCTTGGGAAGAGTGGAATAATTTAGAACAGGGAAGTTATGAAACAGAACAAAAATTAAAACAACAACTTAAAAAACTACAAAAAGAGAATGAAGAACTAAATGAAAAAATATTAGACAATGCAGGAATATATCAACTAGGATTTAAAGACGGAGAAAAAAGCTATATTAAAAAAGTAAAAGACAAGATTAGAAAAAATGAAGAAATTATAGATATTAGTAATGACGGAGACTTAATTCATGAATTATTTTTAAAAAATAAAGTTTATGAAGAATTACTAGAAAGCGAGGAATAAATGAACGAAGAAGAATTTGAAGAATTATTTGGAAATACGCCGTTTGAGAACATAAAGAAAATACAACAGTTTCAAAAAGTAAGAGAAATGAGAGATGAATTAGATAGAACTAAAGATGAATATATGAAATGGCAAAAACAAGAACTGGAGCAAAAAAATAAAATAATAGATTTAATGGCAGAAGATATAGATGGCTTCCAGATGGAATGTAATAGATATTTTAAAGATAAAGAAGAAGTAAAACAATATTTTGAGAACAAAGCAAAAGAAATCAAATAAATGGAGGTACATATGACAATTAAGCACGTGCAAGATATAATTAAAAAAGCTATGTATGAGATAGAAACAGTAGACTTTTTTAATAATGAAAAGAGAAGAGAAAATCAGAAAAAACTAAATAAAGCATACAACATATTGGACAAGTTTAATGATGAACTTATTAGAGAACAAATAAAAAACAAACAGAAGGAGGATACAAATGATTATACAACAATGTGATATATGTAAAAGAGAAGCACCTATATTAGATACATTAATATTATATAAAAAGCCAATAGATTATTGTGAAAGATGTAGAAGTAAGGTAGAAAAGCTAAAGCAAGAATATAAAAGAGAAATTGAGTATGAATATTGTATTCTTGATAGTAGGCTAAAAGCAAAAGAAAAAGAACTAATTAAGAGATTAAAGCAAAGTTAGGAGGGTACTAATGAATAAGAAAGATTTAGAGCAAGTTGTTGCGTTAAAGAACGAAATAAAAGACATAGAGAGAAGATTACAGAACAATAATATAAGTAGTACAGTAGCAGATAGCGTCAAAGGCAGTTCAAGTAGTTTTCCTTATACAGAATGCCATAAAATAATACGAGGAGTAGACTACAAAAAACAAATGAGAGATAGCCGTTACAGAAAAATGATTATCAGCAAGAAGAAAAAAATAGAAAAGCTACTTAGACAAATCGAGTACGATTTAAACTACATAGAAGATAGTGAGATTAGGCAAATAATAAGGTACAAGTATTTTGACAACTTTAGCTGGATAAAGATTATGCATTTAATGAATTATAAGTCTGAAGAAAAAGCAAGGATTAAATTAAAAAGATTTTTTGAAAAAAATTAAAATTGTACGTTTTGTACGGTTTTAAAGTGCTAAAATGTTAGTAAGTAAAAAAAGTAGTTATTCATAAATATGGATAAGCCCATAACTACTAAGTTGTTTATATCGTGTGTGAAAGCTAGAGTAATCTAGCTTTTTATATTGCAAAATTCATATAGATGTAATATAATTCAAAATATGATTTTGCTAAAAATTGGCATAATAAAATTAGTTGAGTTTACTTTATGGGTACTTCTACTACTTATAGACTGGAAATCAACAATAGTTTCTACAATAAAAGATGCAGTCGCTAAGAAAGGAGAAATGCTTATGAAGAAAAACAATTTTGGAAGGTACTCTGCTTGTATAAAAATAATGGAAGCCTAATTGAGTAAACTAACAATCGTTTATTATGTCATTTTAGATTCAGAGTATATGGTTCGAATCCATACTTCCAACTAGCAAAGAGCTTACAAAATAGTAGGCTCTTTTATTATGCAAGAAAGGAAAAATACAATATGAAAATAATGATAAGTCAGCCAATGAAAGGCAAGACAAATGAACAAATCAGAGAAGAAAGAGCAGAATTAGTAGAGAAATTGAAAGTAGAAGGACATGAAGTTATAGATACAGTATTCGATGATTTTCCAGAAGGTAAAGCTACACCAATACATTATTTAGCAAAGTCAATAGAATTTATAGCAAATGTTGATGGTGTTGTATTTATGCCTGGTTGGGAAAATGCAAGAGGTTGCAAGATAGAACATCAAATAGCAAAAGAATATGGAAAATGGGTAATGGAGGTTCATTAATATGGGAAGTAAGGAATTTATTAAAAAATGTAAAGAAATAGTGAAACAATATGCAATGGAACATTTGGATACGAGTGATGATATACCAGAATTTGAAGTGTTTGATGTTTGGTATTGTAAAACACTTCAAAATCATAAAGCATTATTAAGTACAACATTACCCGATGGAATGTATTATGAATTGACATACAATGGGGATAAAAAAGAGTTATATTTTGATGCATATAAAAAGTTTGAAAACAAATGTATAAAAATAGATTAAATTAGTTATTAACAATACTAGATAAGTTAATATATAGGCTTAGAGCCTCCTTGAAATTTCTTTAGATTAAAAGAGCAATTCTAGTTAAGCTCATATAAGCAGTACGAAGTATGTAAAAATATATATAGCAGAGTGAAAAAAGTAATCTATATTGTAGATGAAGTGCAAGTCACTTAGTTCTAGGGTGCAATTATATATAACTTACATATTTCGTAGTGTTTATAACAAAGGAGAAAAGTTATGGAGTTATGTGAAACTTGTAAAAACAATAACTGCAGTAAGAAAATAATCATAAAAGAAGAAAGCAAAATTAAAACAATCAAATGTTTGGAGTACGAAAAAGACAAAGACAAAATCAAGGGCTATATTAAGCCAAAAGAGAAAACAGCAAAAATAGAAAAGAGTGTTATGGGATTGTACAACCCAAGTTGGAATTAAAAAAGAAGGTGATTAGATGGCAAAAGGAAAGAAAACAGACAATGAAACTATATATAAAATAATGGTAAATATGTTTAGTACAAATAATTTTAGTGAGACTGGTAGGCAATTAGGAATAGCAACAACGACGGTAGAGAAAATATATAAAGAAAATAAAGAAAAGCCAGAATTTGTAAAACTATGTAATAAAAAGAAAGAAGAATTTGCAGACAAGGCTAGCATAATAATAGATAAAGCCTTAAAAAGGTTAGAAGAAGCATTAGACGATAAGGAAGATAAAATACCAGTTAATAATTTGTCAACAGTAATAGGAACATTATACGATAAAAGAGCATTAGCCAAAGGAGATAGCACGTCAAATACAGAATTAAGTATAAAAATGGACGAAAAAGTAGAGGAGTTATCTAAATAATGGAATATAAAGTACCAAACTTATATCCAAAACAAGAGGAATTTTGTAAGAGTAAAGCAAAATATACATGCTATGGTGGAGCAAGAGGCGGAGGAAAGAGTTTCGTAGCCAGAGTAAAAGCAATACTACTCGCTTTATATTATCCTGGAATACAAATATTACTTTTAAGAAGAACATTGAATGAATTAAGAGAAAATCATGTAATGCCTTTACAAAAAGAACTAAAATGCAAACAAAATGAGAAGATAGCACAATATAGGTCGCAAGAAAAGGTATTTGATTTTCCTAATAGTAGTAGAATTGTATTAGGATACTGTGATAATGAGGCGGATGTACTTCAATATCAAGGACAAGCTTATGAAGCAATATTTATGGAAGAAGCAACACATTTTACAGAGTTTCAATTTAACTGTTTGAAAGAAAGCAACAGATTGTCAGGGCAATGTAAAAAGCAAATCAAGCCTAGAATGTACTTAACATGTAATCCTGGTGGAGTTGGACATGCATGGGTTAAGAGATTATTTATTGATAGGGACTATACAGATAACGAAAATCCTGAAGAATATAATTTTATACCTGCGTTAGTATATGAAAACGAATATATTATGAAAAATGATCCTGACTATGTAAAAGCATTAGAGAGTTTACCAGAAGATAGAAAAAAGGCAATGCTTTATGGCGATTGGGATATATTTGAAGGACAATTCTTTACAGAATTTAAAAGAGATATAAATGTAATAGAACCATTTGAAATACCAAAAGACTGGTATATCTATTTTGTTATGGACTATGGACTAGACAAACTGGCTGGTTACTGGATAGCAGTAGACTATAACAATAATGCTTATGTGTTTAGAGAGGTCTACGAAAGTAATTTATTAGTATCACAAGCTAGAGATAAAATAAAAGAAATGACAAACGAATCAATATATTTGTATTTAGCACCACCAGATTTATGGAATAGGCACAAAGAAACGGGAAAAAGCACAGCAGATATATTTGAAGAGGGAGACATAACACTATATAAAACAAACAATGATAGAATACAAGGTTGGTTACAAATGAAAGAATGGCTAAAACCATACAAAGATGAACAAGGTTGTATGACAGCTAAATTAAAGATATTTAATAATTGTAAGAACTTAATAAGATGTTTGCCACAAGTGCAACACGATGAGAAAAGAATTGGAGATATAGCAAACGAACCACATGAGTTAACACACTCTGTGGATGCAATAAGAGGTTTTTGTGTTTATTGGACACAAGAGCCTATTTTTATGCCAAAAAAACAAGAGTTACCTTTTGAATTACAAACAGAAGAGGAGGATGAAGATATATGGTATTAATAGCAGTAGTAGTAGGTTATGTGTTAGGAATAGCACCATTTATATACAAAACAATTGTTGAGAAAACAGACAAGAAAGAAGCAACAGAAAAACAAGCATCAGCAGAACAGATTTTCAATGAATGGCTAAACGGTCCAGAAAAAACAAATCAAGAAACAAATATATATGACGAGTATATGACTGGAGAAGTGAAAGGAGAGTAACGATGACTAGAGAAGAATTAGCAAGTAAAATATGGAACGACTGGGAACAAGGTTTAGCTTATCAAAAGAAATTGAGATTAAAAGAAACTTGTGAACAAAACGTAGATTTCTTTGAAGGAAGGCAATGGCCACAAGCAACTGAGAAAACAAAAAATATGCCAAGGCCGGTAATCAACATTATAAAATATATAGTAAATGGTAAAAAAGCAAATATCCTATCGAGTAAAATATCAACAATATATAAACCATTAGTATATAGTCAAGATCAGTCAGACATAGCAACTAAGGGAGCTAGTGCTTTTACTAGTTTTGCTAATCATATTAGAAAGGAAATCAAACAAGAAGACTTAGACGACAGAGCAATATTAGATGGACTTAAAAAAGGAACTTATGTGTTTCATTATTTTTGGGATAGAGAAAGCACAACTGGAATGGCAAAATTTAATGGTGGGCTAAATGGTCAAATAATAGACTGTCTAAATATTGTATTTGCTAATCCAAAGCAAAAAGACGAGCAAAAACAAAAGTGGATTATTATTCAAAGTCGAGAGAATGTACAAACACTTAAAAAGATAGCAGAGAAAAATGGAATAAGCAAAACAGAAATAGAACTAATAACATCTGATGACGACAGCGAGAGAAATTACGATTATGAAGAGCAAGACGGAGAAGAATATGCGACAGTGCTTACACGATATTTTAGAAAAAATGGGGAAGTATATTATATTAAAAGTTGTAAAAATATGATAGTACAACCTGAAACACCATTAACGCCAGATGCGACAAAAGTTAAGTTAGATATAGATGAAGAAGATAAGACGAACGAAGACAACGAAGCAGTTGATATAGATAAACCAGAACATTCTCAATATAAGATGTCATTATATCCTATTGTGGTAGGAAACCACGAGGAAAGAGAAAAAAGCATTTATGGTATAGGAGAAGTAGAACAACTTATCCCTACGCAAAAAGCTATTAACTTTAACTATGCAATGATGCAAATGGCATCTCAAAATATGGGATTTCCGAAAGTTATATTACATCCAAGAGCGTTACAAGGCAAAACGATAACAAATAAACCAGGAGAAGTAATAACAGATTATAGCCCAATGTTTAATGGAATTAAGTACTTAAATCCACCAGCGTTTAGTAGTATGCCTATAACCATATCAGACAAGCTATTGGAAGTAACAAGAGTTGTTACAGGAGCAACAGAAGTTGCAAATGGAGAAGTGTTAGGCAAGAATATGAGTGGTAGTGCTATAGTAGCACTACAAACACAAGCTAAAGTACCTATTGAAGATATTCAAAAGAGATTTTGGAGAGTACACGAAAAAATAGCAAGAGTATGGGAGCAATTCTTTAAGGCTTATTATAATTTTGATACGGAGTATATGGTAGAAGAAGATAACAATGCAGAAACCAATGTGTTTAATGGAGCGATGTATAGAGATATAGACTTTGAAACAACTGTAGACGTTGGACCAGGAAGTGCATATAGTGAGAGTCTGTCAATCAATTTATTGGAACAAGCGTTACAAAGAGGGGATATAACATTTGATGATTATATAGATTTATATCCAGAAACAGCAATGCCATTTAAGGCTAAACTAAAAGAAATAAGAAAGAAACAATTATTGCCACCTGAGATAAGTCAGAAGATAGCACAAAATCCACAAATATTACAGTATGTGATGCAAATAATTCAACAAGCAGAAACACCAGTATCTGCAAATGCAGGGCAATAAACAATGATATAAACAGTAACTCTCTACAGAGTTATTTTTTTATATAAATTCGCAGTGAATAGCGTAAAAATCTCATAATAGAAAGGATACTTATGGAAGAAGAAGTAAATGAAAGCGTAAACAATCTTGAAGTCGCTGAACAAGAAGAAGTAGTTGAAAATACTACTAACGAAACTGAAACTACTGAGCAAGTTTCTGAACAAGTTACAGAGCAAGTAGAAGAGGTAGAAGAGCAAGAAGAACAAGAGACAGAAAAGCAATCTAATGAAGAAAATGCAAAATATGCAAGTATTCGTAGAAAAGCTCAAGAAGATGCTAAAAAGCAGATTGAGCAGGCAAGAAAAGAAGCATACGAGCAAGGACTAAATCAAGGTAAGGTACAATCATACATTGGAAAAAATAATCCTTATACAGGACAAATTATCAAAGATGAATACGACGTACAAGAATACCTAGATATGTATGAATTAGATTCAAAAGGAGAAGACCCTATAACAGGCTATAGGGAACTTCAAAAGGACAAAGCTAGAAAAGAAGCTGAAGCAAAAATAAAAGCTGAAGAACAAAGCAAACAAGAGATTTGGTATCAAAATGATACTAAAGATTTTGTTGATAAATATTCAGTTGAGAAGCTACAAGAGCTTACTAAAGACGAGGACTTTAATAGTTTTGCAAATGGAAAGATAGGTACTGTGTCACTAGCACAAATATATGAAGACTATCAAAAATTCATAAGCAAGTTTGAAAAGAAATCAGTTGATACAGCAAAGCAAATTGTAGCTAATAATTCGACTACACCAGGTGCAATTGAAGATACAGAAGTTCAAAACCTAGACTGGAACAGTATGTCGAGTGAACAATTTGAGAAATATATTCAAAAAGCCAAAGATGGCGAGTTGAAATAGTTACTTACAAGATAAGTAGCTATTTTTTAATGCCAAAAAATTAAAAATAAGGGAGGAAATTAAAATGGCTACAAAAACACAAGTTATAACAAATGTAACAAACCAAAATCAATTATCAGCAGAGGATAAGACTTTTTATGAGAAAACACTATTAACAAGATTATTACCACAACTAAACTTTTATAAGGATGCAATGAAGAAAAAATTACCTAAAAATTCAGGTAGAACAATGAATTTTAGAAAATTTAATTCATTAACTGCACCAACAGCTTCATTAACAGAAGGTAAAACACCAGACGGAAATAACTTAAATGTTACAACAGTAACAGCAACAGTTGCACAAGAAGGCGACTTCGTAGAACTTTCTGACTTAATTCAAATGACAGGTATTGACCCTGTTATTACTGAAACCTCAGAATTACTTGGAGAAGAAGCCGGAAATGTTGTTGATACTCGTATCCAAACAGCGATTGCTGGAGGCACAAATGTGTACTTTGCTGGAAGTGCAACAACAAGAGCAGGATTAGAATCTGCTACAACTAAAAATTTAACTGCAGAAGATATTAAAAAAATTGTAAGGAAATTAAAAAATGCAAATGCTAAAAGATTTGCAGATGGATTCTACCATATGCAAGTTGACCCAGATATTGCTTATGATTTAATGAGTGATAGCGCATGGGTTGATGTTTCTAAATATGCAAAACCAGAACAAATGGTTAAAGGTGAACTTGGAAAAATGCATGGTATGAAATTCTTTGAAACAACTAACTTATCTGTTGTTAATAGTTCAGCAGAAAGTACAAAGATAGCTGTACATATTGCTTATGCTTACGGAAAAGATGCTTATGCATGTGTTGACTTAGAAGGTGGAGCAGGAAAACCTGAAATTATAGTAAAACCTAACGGTTCTGCAGGTACTTCAGATCCATTAGACCAAAGAGCAAGTGTTGGTTGGAAAAACTGTTTTACAGCTGTTATTACTCAACCTCTTGCTATAGTAAGAGTTGAAACAGGTGTAAAAGCCTAACATAGGGGCGTAAAAGCCCCTTTATTTTTATAAAACAGAAAAAGAGAATAAGAAAGGTGGAGAAAAAATGGCTACTAAAAAAATTGAACAAGAAATAAAGAAAACAGAAAAAGAGAATAAGAACGAAGAAACAGTTAAAATATTGATTCCAATAGATAAATTAAACCCACAAGACAAAGAAATCATTGTAGGTATTAATGAAAAATATGCAAAAATAGTAAGAGGCGAAGAAACTGATGTAACAAGACCAGTTTTTGAGCAATTAAGAAATGCAGGGCTAGTATAATCTAGCCTAATATATCACTTTAAAAGGAATAAGCTAGTTCGATTCTAGCAGAAGTGGAGGAAAATATGACTTGGGGAGAAATACAAATAATATCACTACAAAAGATGTTCGCAAAAGATGAGCCTATAACTGTAAACAATTTGACAGAATTAAGAAATGATGATGACTGTAAATGGTACTTGAGTGCTATGCCAGCAGTCGCAAACGAAGCAATACAAAGAATAAAACCATATGTAATGAACTTGTACAAGTATGACGAAGAAAATAAAAAATATAATAAAACGAGTATTACAAAAATAGACAATACAACAAAAGATGCTTACGAAATAGAACTACCAGAAGAAGCTTGTGTGCTAATTCCTTTATATATTGCTAGTCAATTATATAAAGATGATGATATATCACAGGCGACTGCATACAGAAATGAATTTGAAGTAGGATTACAAGATTTATATATCAATGTAGAAAATCAAGAAAGTATAGAAGAGGTATATTAGTATGGCAAACTTTAACGTTCCTTCAAGTCCAACAACATACGAAGCAAATTTAACAGGATTTTTGGGTGTAGATTTCAGCTCTTCAATATCAGATATAGATAAAAGAAGAAGCAGATCCGCAGTTTGGCGGAACCGACACAGAAGATACGAAG